ATATGTTAACAATGGCGGAAATGGCAGTCAGGCGTACATAGCGGCTGGATATAGCGCAAGTAGCGACAATGTTGTTAATGCTGCTGCGTCGAGGATGTTAAGACTTAACAAGATCTCAACACAAATTGCACGATTACAGACGCAAGCCCTGGTTAAAAAGCAGAAACAAGCCGACAAACTAGAGGTAACGCAGGACTGGTTGATCACGCAGCTAGCGCAAACTGTTAGCGATGCAAGAGCGGCGAATCAGCATTCAACAGCTATGCAATCTATCGTTCATATCGGCAAGCTCTTAGGCCTATATGTCGACAAACGTGAAATAAGCGCATCGCTATCAGTAGACAGCACACTCACACAACTGGACACCGCACACTTGCTGCAGGCATTGAAGGAAGCACGACCTGCACAGTCTGGGGACACCATCGACGCCGACTATAGAGAAATTTCTTAACAACAATTATTCCTAGCAGCAGCGGCGGCGGCTGCGAGCGGCGGCATGGCGGGAACATTGCACTAGCCTACTCGAAAGTTTTTTGGGAGTCCCTTATTTTTGCACTAGCATAGTCACCCGCGACCGCACCGGCGGGGATGAGGGGGGGAGATACAATTCGCGCCCAAAAATCCCAGCATTTCGCATCCTTTCCTTAGATGCTTGGAGTCCCTGTGGGGATCTGGGTTGTTGTTGTTGTGCAAGGTACCGTTACAATGACGGTTTAGGCATAACGGTAATAACGCTTTAGCTACGAATGCGTTAAAACCGTTATAGCTAATAACGCTAATAACGGTTTGTGACTAAGCGTTATATGCTTTACGAGTACTCTTATAGGGTCGTTATTATATATATCTAAAGATATAATAACGGTCTTTCTTTCTTTTGGTTCTTTTCTTTCTTTCGGGGGTGTCAGGGATGAGAAATTTGCCATGACAACATCAATGCCCGCCCATAACTGCAAAGCACACTGAGGGGAAAATTTGTTATTTATATGGGAGATGGGGTATTTTAATATAGAAGGCGCGGGTATTCGGTTTTCACCCCTCCTTGTTTGGAACTAACTTAACCGATACCGGGTACAACAAATCCGCGTCTTCTCATTCAGGAGTTTCATATGCCTAAAGGTGTTGGATACGGGAAAAAGAAAAAGTTAAAGCCTAAAAAAAGGCGTAGATAGTGGCGACGGCCAGTCTGCCTGAAAAGCACAGGGAAGAGGCTGTACGGAGGATAGAGAAGGAGTTTGCGCGGAGGAATTTCGTCTCTCCTGACGGTGAGCAGCCTGATTTCCTTGACCATGTGAAGATCCTTGAGAGGAGCCAGCTTCATTCAGGGGTGTCTGGTGGTGCGATACCGTTCCAGAAATGGCCTTACCTCCTTGAACTTGCTAAGTCCATGATAGATAACAGGCTTGTTACCGTGTTAAAGGCACGGCAGCTTGGTTTCTCGTGGACAACTGCCGCGTACGCTGCGTGGTTGCTGACGTTCAGCCCTGGCACGAACGTGCTGATGATATCTAAAGGGCAGACGGAGGCATATTCTTTACTTGACAAGGTGAGGTTCATACTTAAAAACCTGCCGGCAGAGTGGCAGATGCCCTTATCGCCCGATGCGAGAGGTGAGATAGGCATACCGTCCTACGATTCAAAGGTTGTGGCGCTGCCAAGCACGGAAGATGCAGGCCGTTCAGAGACAGCTTCAGTGGTAATACAGGACGAAGCGGACTTTCATGAGTACCATGCGCAGAACTACGCTGCTGTAAAGCCCACCGTTGACGCGGGCGGGCAGATGATCATGGGTTCCACGTCCAATAAAAGGGAAATGAGTTCCCTGTTCAAAGAAATTTACAGGAGCGCACCCAATAACGGGTGGAAAAATATATTCGTACCGTGGCACGCAAGGCCAGGTAGGACAGAAAAATGGTATGAAGGCGTAAAAGCCACCGTTCCCGCTATCGAACTTGCAGGGATGAGTCCCGAACAGTTCATGGAACAGGAATATCCAGGCGAGGAACTCGAAGCTTTAGCCCCTCCAAGGGCGCAAAGCATATTTGATAGAGACATGATCGCTGGCATGGCTGACGACTGCACCAACCCCATACGCTCAGTCGGCCCTGCCAGCATATACCAGGAACCTAGAGCGGCAAGAAGGTACGTTGCAGGCACGGACGTTGCCTCCGGAGTGGGCATGGACTACTCCGTTACCGTAGTTGTGGACGTTAATTCCGGCTACGTGGTTGCAGATCTCGTAACGAACACCATGCAGCCGGAGGATTTCGCAACAGCATCGGCAGAGATGCTCGACGTGTACCATAATCCTGACTGGGGTATCGAGAATAACTTCTCCGATACGGCCCTCACAACGGTACGTAACTTAAACTACCCGCGCCTCTACAGGAGAAGGGTGGGCAGGGGTAAGCAGATGAGACGTGATTACGGCTGGAGAACAGACCGTATGAGCAGGCAGCAGCTATTCGACGAACTCAGGGCGTCCTTTAACGCAGGACACCTCACCATACCGAATAAGTACGGACTGGATGAGTTCTCAACGATAATAGCGGCACCTGGAGAAAAACCGCAGGCAATGGGGGGAGCGCACGACGATTACGTCATGGCACTCGGCATTGCGCTGATGGTAAAGAACGAACGGGGTATAGTGAATAATGCGAAGATAATACGAATGCCCGCATTCGCATAAGTAAAACAGGAAATATTTATGGCTGATCTAAGGGAAAGACCCGATGTGGACACGATTATCCGCTTCCGCACCAAGATGGGGGAGCTGTGGTCAAAAGCCCACGAGGAGTTCCGTGATAACGACTCCTACTACGAGAGAAGGTTCAAGGTGTGGTCAGGCAACTACGAGGGTAGACCCATATTCTATGACTCCACCCCCACCCACCTTGTAAACCATGCCGTAGATACGATGATGAGCTTCTCTCCCCGCATCCACAGGGAACCCGTGGGAGATACCGAGCAGCATAAACAGGACGCGACAAACCTCGAACATGGACTGAAAGCAGTCATGGACGATGCCGCGCTCTACGAACCCACCCTGCCGTGGAAGATGGTGGCACAGTACCTCATTGCACACGGCTATGCAGTTGTTGAAGCACCCGTGCTGACAGGACTCGCAGACAGACCTTCCGCTCCCGTGGAGGGAGACTACGAGGATGAAGACGAGTTCAGCGCCGCAAAGACGATATACAGGGCCAATAGAAAATCATTTAACCCGATGCGGATAAGAGTCCCTCACCCTTCATCGGTACTGATGAACCCCCGTGAGAAGATCCCGACAATGGCGGTCAAGACCTCCAAGATCACGGCGCAGGAACTGTACGAACAGTCAGTTATGAAAAAGAAACGGCAGAGAAGACGCTATGCCGATATATTCGACATGGGTGATAGAGACCCGTGGGACGAGGTGGAGACATGGGACTACTGGACACCGTACTGGCACGTAAAACTTGTCGCCAACCCTATGCCGCCCTACGGCACTCCGGCCTCAAGATCGGCAACACCGATCTGGATGGAGAAGAATACGTGGGGCTTCGTCCCTTTTGTTCACGCCTTCAGCGGATGGGGCATGGACATAGGAGACAGGGGAGGAGATCCGAGCAATTTCGCACACGGTATCCTCACCTCTAACAAGGAAACGATCAGGAAGAGGACGCAGGAAATTTCCGCGTTCCACCAGATACTGCTGAGATTCGCCTTTGCTCCTATGGGAACATCACGAGATCCGATGACCCTCGCACAGGCAATATCCAACGAGGGAATACTGGAAGGAGACCTCGGTGACTACTGGGTGATGAACACACCCGACGTGCCAGGATGGGCCTTGCAGCTCCGCTCACAGACAGACTCAACCCTCGAACTCGGCACCTACTCGTCAGCACTCGCAGGAGTGAGGCAGGCAGGAGTCACAACCGTGGGTCAGCAGGCAATTCTCAACACGGCAGGTATGCGCACGTTCTCAGCGCCGGCATTGCAGAGGGAACACATGGCCTCCATCGTGGGATCACGGATCCTGCAAATGGTGGACACGGTGTCGGAACTTTCTGACGGTATCGGCGCAGACGGCAAGAACCTGCGTAAAAGTGAGATACATAATGTCTACAGCATACAGGTAGCGTTCCCACACGCGGAACCAGTCATGGAGATGCAGCTAAGACAGATGGCCATGAGCGAGTACGGCGCAGGACTCATCGACCCGATGACCTACTACGAGACCGCAGGCTACGAGAACGGCTCCGAGATAAAACAGAGGCTCATCGAGGAAGCAGTCAGGAACCTGCCGGCAGTGAGGGAAAGGATCGAGACGCTTGTTGCACAGCAGATGGGACTCGTTGACGAGGAAAACGCAGGAGCCGCGGCAGAACAGATAGCCGCAAGGCAACAGGCCATGGCACCGCAGATTCCAGGCGTCAACGGGGCAGGAGGAGCCAGTCCGATGGGAGGCCCGACACCAGGGCCGGGAGGCGCAGGGCCGGCAGACCTTAACACGCCATTAACACCCGATACATACACACATGAGAGGATAGACCTTGCCCGCTAACAACCCGTTTTCAGACGCAATAGCAGCAGTAACACAGGAATATGAACGCCTGACAGATGACGCTGATAAAAAGAAAACGCCGCCTATGCAGGGACGTAAAGTATCTGCACCTGGAGCTTCAACGCTTTCTAATTTCATGCAGCAGAAGAGAATAACCCCTCCATCAGATAAAAGACTAAAGCATTTCAGGCAGCGCTATGTCACATAAACCAGGACATTTCGATTCCGTTGAGAATGGCGGCTATCTTATAGATAGCGCGTTGAGTGAAAAAGAATGGGATCTTCTGATTAGTGGAAAGTTTGGTTCCAAGAACCGCACTCAATGGAGATATATTGTTCCTCCAGGGAAAAAATACGGAGTCTTCATAGTTCCGGCAGTCCCAATGAAAAATGAATCTATTGAAACCGTTATGGCACTTTCTGAAGATGAAAGAGATCTTGAGGCTGAGAGAGAACTGAATAAACACGTATATACTCATAAGCAACTAGATATCTGGAACACGAAACTAAACCCACCGGATAAGCTGAAAAGCTTTGACGATATATTTGATGTGATAACAGTAGACGACCTGAACGGATTAAATGCCATAATGGGAAGAGGCCCAACTCCAATCCCTGTCAATGACTGGTCACTGGACGAGTTTAAGTTAGAGATTGAAGATCTTGGCCTTGATCAGATTGGGCTTGACCAACGCTATCTTGATGGTGAAGAAGAAATCACAGGAGCGGTTCTTGAACTTAAACGCGTTGAACTAGCAAATAAGACTTTCAAAGCTTATGACGACAGGACTGAAGAAGACCTTGATTTTCTAAAAGCTGATGTTGTTGATGAAATGATAGCAACGCAGGGCTACACGGAAGAAGCCAGGACAGGTCTCACGCAAATGGTTGATGCCTATATGTTTTTTAACATGGACATCAATCCCAATACGAACAAACTTATGCAACTGGAAAGACGCGATATCCGTGAAGGCATCTTTTTGAATCCATATTACTCCATTGGGATTGACTATCTTGAAGATGTTACAAATAACCTAAATGTGTCACCTGATGTAATGACCCGACGTGACTTTATATGGGCAGCCGTAGAGTCAGGAATAGATAGTGGGAGGGTGAGTCCAGAGGTTAAAACAATGCTGCTGTTTGCCGGACGATATGGAATTGAGGATATGCCTACGGAAGGGATGACCAGGGCAAAACAGCAACAGGCAGCAGAGCAGTTATTAATATCTTTAAACCTTGCGGAACGGGATGAAGAAGGAACAGTAATTTGGGACGATTCATTAACACAGATATACGGACAGGGAGTCAGGGAAGGTTATCCTTACTTAGCAATCCATATTGCAGAAAACATATCTGAAGAGTGGTTTAGAAAATTAGATGACAACCTTGAACCTTACTATGACAACATGCGTGAGGAAGACAATAGCCCGCAAAAGGTTCTTGATGAGCTGGCGAATAAGACTCGTACAGGTGATGTCAAGCGAGATCCGGCAGACATATACGCCATAGTTGGATTTAGTGCGCTGGAAGACAAGGACATGTACCAGGACTTTTTAGACTTTAACTGGGATTACAACAAGTCTGCTGAATCAAACCTTATCGACTATCTCAATACTACAGAATTTACGGGGCCGAATGGTCTTCCCTTTACATATGACCTTAATAAGGCTGCGTCCTGGTTGCAGTTTGAGGGAGACGGCAGGTTTATTGAGGATGACATTATAAAAGCAGCACGGAAGGCAAGAACTGCTGCTATAGATCAATATACAGCAACCCGCCCAAACACCTATGGGGAACTCTATCAGGAACAACTTGATGCGGGAGAAGTTAGTATTCACACTGCGTACAACATGTTTAAGTTCTTTAGAGGGGGGATAGGGGAGAACGCAGAGATTCTTACAAATAGTATATTCCAACAGGTCTCGGCTGAAGAAACTGCCCAGTGGAAAGAAGATATTGCTACGTCATGGAAAAAGCGTGAAGCGCATGCGATTGAATATCTCAAGCAATTTCAGCAGATTGAGAATAATGGTGGACATACACAGAGAGATATAGATGCAATAAAAGACAAAATAACACTTGGTAAGTACAGCTCATTTAATGACATGTTGAATGATGAAGCCCTTGGGCAGGCTGTGCTTGCACGATGGCAAGAGAACCAGACACTCGCTTTTATAGATCCAACAGAATATGAGAATTTCGATAAGACCTCGGCACTTCTTGAGAAGATTGCCAAGACGGGCGCACGAGGACAGGATGAATACCTAGGATGGCAGAACGCCAAGGCAGAAGATAAAGCCGCTCTTTATGATTTGCTTTCCCAGAACCAGTATGAATCACAGCATGCAGCACTCAATGACCCTGAGTTCCGTTCAGCAATGGGACAGGTAATGCAGGCCGGATACGGCAACTATGAAGCATCAGCATTTTCAACGTATCAAGGCAAGCTGACAGGCAATATAACTTCAAGGTTTCGTGATCTGGGAATCATAAATGCCAATACAAGTTCTGAATTTTATGATTTCTTAAATACCAACATCATTCCTGATATTAAGTTGCAGGCTGAGATGGCTGGAATTCAAAGTGATGCGACACTTGAAGTATTAATTTCAAATATAGTTGGAAATTCACAGGCGGAGTACGATGCATTTGTGAGGCAGATGGATTCTTCCACTCCACCAGCCGCACCAGGTATGCCTAAAGGAATACCATCACAACCTATACGACGACAACCAGCACCGGAACCAGCTCCAGTATTCGATCTAACAGGCATGACACCAGCGCTGCTTGAGATAGCTGAAGAGAGACCCGAATACGCTACATGGCTACAGGGCCAGATGGACTCATCCACACCGGAGGGACAGGCATTTCAGCAAGCATGGGATGAAGCAAGCAGGCCTACCCCTGCACCGTTCGATGAAGAACAGTATGAAAGAGAGACAGGCCTTACTGAGGAACAGAAAGCAGAAGGGTTCACAAGGCCACCTATAGGTTACAAACCTTATGCAGAAGAAGCTGCAAAAAAGAGATGGGAAGGATTACCGGATATAGATCTCGATTTTCCTACTGCACCTGAAGGAACTGAGCCTTTTGATGTTGATAAGTTTACAGCCGCTGCAAAGTCAGCCGCTTATGAGGCTACTCCAGCAGCAGCCCGTGAACGTGCCACCGGAGTACCTACTCCAGGTATGACACAACAAGAGTTCTTTGAAAGCAGGCTGCCAGGATTTGAGGATCAGTTCAAGCTGACAAGAGAGTTCCAGATAGCTGAGAACAGGAGACTTGCAGACAGGCGCAGGCTTCTTGCAACTGGCAGGGGTGGCGGCGGCAGGGCATTCTCTGTATTCAGAAGAGGTAGAAGATAATGACAAAAGGAATAAATTTCTTCTCCCTGACAGGAGACGACGACATAACCGTTCAAGAGTCGCATGACTACTTTGAGGGACTGCCAGGATTCAAACATGTAGCAGAACAAATAAAAGAAAGAGATCCGTTGGGGGCAAGAGGCATTGATCTTAATATCGCAAAGCTGCGTGAAAGCGATAAATTTTATCAACAGAAGGCTAATGCAGCGTGGTTTGAGACACTATCAGAACGGCCTGCATTGTTTGAAAATTATGAGAACGAATCCCCAAAGGTACAGAAGTACCTTCGCGATACCTTTGGGTTTGATCCTGAATCAGAGGCTGCAAGAGTTGGGGATCTACAGAAAAGATTTGAAGCAGGGGAAACTTTAGGCTCTCCAATGGGGCCAGAATGGACGCCAGGTGCGCCTGTAGACCCAGAGCTTAAAAACCCGTATGCCCCTACTATGTTTGATGCCTTGTCTGCTGAAGCAGAGTTTTTTAACTACGGTTTAAACAAAGGCCTAACGTGGGGAGAAGAAAATATACCTCACTTCGATAAGTTTCAATGGACAGCCCACGCTTTTGCTTGGCCGTTGTTTGATACCTATCAAAAATACGCACCCCCGTTAGAGATAATGTCAGAACTTGTTGACGCAGAAACTGAATGGGATGTGGATCTTACCGTGCGAGAAAAGATCTGGGGTGCTGCAATTATTAACCAGAACAGTCCGTGGCAGCGTCAGCTTATGACTGGTATTGTTGTGCCTTCCAATGTTGTTGGGTTGCCAGCTTTCAAGGGTGTGGTTGGAGTTACTAAGGCGGGAATAAAGGCCATTCCGGCTATTACCAAAACCGCAAAGGCTGCACTGGAGATAGACAATATTGTACAGATAGGTAATAACGTGCCTGCTGTTTTTTCCAAGTTGCCTAAAGCATGGAACGCTATCAGGACGGCCAGGGCCGATACTATCAGCCAGATATTTAATAGGCCGATAACAATTCCAGGTGCAGTAGACGATGCTTTATTTGAGGCAGATCTTAGGTTGTGGATAAGTATGCCTGATAACGAGGTCTTGCATATGGAGGGATTCACAAAGCTCGTAGCTGATCTTGGTGTTGATGCAACCCAGGGTGGGGCAGCTATGGTAGAGCTTCAAAACTCCTTGAACAGGCTGGTAAATCTTAACCTTATAGGCAAAGCTGCTGATGGCTCTTTCTTCAAGAAAGCAACAGCAGGAAGTCCAGAGGCAAGAGAAATACTTGGACGCTGGGGAAATACTATAGGGATTGAGGGAGCTTCTGATACCGCGCTTGTAGTCTCGCCGCCAAGCGTAAAGTCTGTTGTAGACACGATTATAAATCTTGAGACTCCGATTATGAGATTTGTTGCAAAGTCGATTGGGATAAACCAGTCAGCAGCAGCAA